TCAAATCTGCTCAACATGTCTGTAAGAGCAATCACACGTACCACAGGATTTTCTTCGTTATCAAATCTATAATCAAATATATTTTTAAACATTTTAAATCCCCAGTGAGTATGAACCGATGCATGCCAACCGGGTTGGGCATATGCTATAAACAATCCATTTGTAACAACACTATACAAAAACTTTTCAGTAACAAACGGCCAATACGAAGTTCCGATGGTTTCAGGAACAACATTTATAAAACTTTGATTTAAACAATCGCTTAATTCACAAATACTTGAATACAAAAAACTACTGTACTTGAGTTTGGGGTTGTCTCTGCTGTATCCGCCAAATGGATTTTCACTTGTATGATACTGCTCACTATCGTTGTTAATAAAAAAATTTTTGTAATAGTTGTATCGGTTGCCAACATAATCTTCAATATGGCCGCAAAGTTGTTCAGTTGGCCAAGTAAAGTTTTTGCTGACTGATTTGGGATTACACCAACCTCGTACATGCATTGCTGCCAAAAGAAACTTTCGACTTACATGTTCTGCTCCGTTAAAACTACAAACAAAGTTTTTAAATTGCTGGTTATGGTTTCTTTCACGATATTTTAAAAATTCGTCAAGCCGGTGAAAATACAAATACTCAAATGCAATATTGGGATATCGGTGCCGAGATGGAATTGATGTGTAACTGGTTTTAACTCGAAATTCACGGTCTTCTTGTTCAGCACGGTGTTGTAATCGAGTTAACCATGTGTTGTGCATATGATAATCAAACCCGTCGAGATGGTCAACAACTTCGATTTGAGACGGTAAGTCTTGATCCGTTACAATGCGATTATAAAATTGTGCTGTTAAGATATGTTTTTTGTTCATAGAAAAGCCCAGTAATTTTACTTACCGGGCTTTTCGACTGGTTTAGATTAAACTAGATTATCCAGCTTGGCGAGCACGAATCATTGCAAGAATATCTTCGGTTTTTTGTGATTGTGGTGCTTCAGCAGGTGCTTGTACAGGTGTTTCAGCTTCAGCCGGAGCCGGATCTTGCCAACCTGTATCATTTACTGTTTCAGCAGCTGGTGCTGTTGGCTGCGGTGCAGGTGCTGTTGTTTGCTGTGGAGCAGATGCTGCCTCTGCTTGTGTTGGAGCCATCATGCCTGCTGGACGGAAATATTGACCCCAACGATCAGGATCATATGGATGCCCGTCTACGCTTGCCTCAAACATTTCCTTCATTACAGTGAGTTCTACTTCACCTGGCTTTTTAGGAAGAAAGTCACTGAGATTATGCAAGCCATGTGTAGACACTGCTGCTTGTTCTTCTTCAGTTAGTGCTGATTCCTTACGTGCCCATTTACTGGTACTGTAATCAGCATATCCGCCTTTGGAAGTTTTACTGACACGGAAATCAAGTCCTCGCATGAGGTCAGTTGGAAGTTCTTCTAGTTCAGGATCCATCAATGCCGATTTAATAATTTGGAAAATTTGTGGACCAATAATAAATCGACGAATTGGATTTTCTGGTGTGCTATCATCAGAAATTGGATTTTCACGAACAAAGCCTTGGAAGATATAACTACGTTTCTTCCAGTACTTACGACCCATATCTTCAAGACTTGCGTCTTTGAACCACGGGCGTACTTCTGCCAAGATTGGACACTGTTCACCATACATTTCCATACACGGTACTTGCACCAGTGTTTGTTTGGAATTCATGTCACCTTTGATACCTGCGAACGGTAATTTAATCATTGCACGTTCTACCCAAAAGAACGTGTTTTTGTCATCACTGTCCGGCAAGAATCGCAGCACTGCACTTGCGCCTTCTTCCATATTCCAATGTGGGTAAATTGCGTTATCGCCGCCTGTTCGTGTACCTGTTTGCTTGTTTTCAGCGGCTGCCAAACGAGCTCGTATTTCTGCTAATGATGCCATTCTTTTTCTCCTTTAATGCCTATACATTGCCTTAGAACGTATTACTACGTTGTTTGCCTATACACAGTATAGTGTACAAATGCTAATATAACATTATTCACTACACTGTGTCAATTGATATTTATGCCTTGGTTGTCCAGAATTGTTTTTTTAGATGCCTGAAAGTTTGAGTAAACTATTGAGATGTTCTTCTATTGATTCATCATACATTTCTTTTGCTGCTTCTTTGCCGTACTTTTTAGCAAATTCTTCTTTTGACATTTTCTCAGAATCGCCAATCATTTGATCTTTCATACGACCTTCTTCAATGCTTTCGCTGCTCATGTTGCTTGGGCGTGTCATCATGACACCGTCACTGTCGAGATTTTCTGATGTTGCTAACTCAATTCCAAAGTCGTCTAGTCTTGATATAATCAAATCTCTTGCATCTGCGTCAGGATCTGTTTGACTCAGTTCGTAAATATCGTCAAACAGTGCATCGTCGCCAATTAGTCCATAAATTAAGTTTGTGGCATTTAATCCGTCAACACCGACTGTAATAGGTGCCGACATCAATTGTTTTAATTCTTTCATTTGATCGGGTGTGTCAGGTAAGGCCCAAGTTCCTTCTTGAACTTGTTCTACCCAATTTTCAAATTGCGATACTTCTTTCATGGAATCTCCTTGAAGTTTGATTAGAACCGGTAATGCAGATTCAATCCTAGGATCAATTGATTTTTCTACAAACATTGACCGAACAGCTTCAACTGTGATATCTCCAGCATCGATTTCAGCTGGATCAAATTTTTCTTTTTCTTCGCGGTAGCCTTTTTTGCTAACCATTCGCCGTGCTTTGTGCTTTAGATCTTTATAATGTCGAACTCCGGACTTGACAAGGTCTGATGCACTTTCATCAAACTGTTTATTTTTTGCAGCACGTATAAATCCCGACATAGTACGCATTTCTTCAATCATTTCAACAATGTGGTTTCCAAAAGAATCGTACGGGCGGCCGCCTTCGGCTACATGTCTAGCCATGATTTTTCCACCCATTAAACTTTTAAACGGTAATTTAAATCTTTCGCCTTCTTCGGTTTCAACAAACAATGATTCAATTGCACGATGGCGTGCTTCGCCTTCACCAAGATTACGATTGTGTTTGATCATTAGCCGTGTGCGCTTGGGCTGGTCACTATAACTGATGTTTTTCTTTCCGTAAAACCCTTCAAACAATCCTTCTTTAATGGCTGCTAATCCTTGCATGGTATACTTGAGGCGATTGATATTGTTTAACTCAAATGTCAAAAGATTACGTGTTGCAAAACTTTTCATTTGACTTAAAAAGTCGTACCAATCACCTCTGTCGGATTTTTCCATCCCACGTCCAAGGTTGTCTCCGTAATACACTTCAAGTTCGTTGTTGTTTCCTAGTAAGATGACAACAGTGCCGTAATTTTTTTGATCTGTTTTCCATTCAAAAGAAAACAAAGTGGCATCTGATGCATCCATGACAGGCTTTCCCGATGGATCTAACATTTCGGGATGATAGTCTTTTGTGATTAAAAGATTATAAAGAGTTTGTCCGGTTGATTGTTTCATACTTGTTATTTATCTACATTAGCATTGCAAACGGCAATGGCTCGATTATGGTATCTTGATGGTCTCTCATTTGTGCATCAAGGCTTGGGTAATAACTTTGAAGTGTTACTAACATTCTAATTGCCAAAACTGTTGCCATTACCAAGTCATCTGTTTCTCCGACTTTTGCTGCATAGCTTGTGCCTGATGCAACAAAGTTTTTTAATTCAGAAACTAAACTAGCACTGTTTACAGTCATGCGATGTGACTCAATCATGTGTTTGAGCTTGGCACATGCTGCCAGTTTAGGTTTGTGTGTTGTATTGAATCCTTTGCGAACTTTTCGTCCGCCGGCTGTTCCGTACTCACTTAAAAAATATCCTGGTATGTTTTCTTCACCAAACTCTGCAATACTAACTAATGCAGCTTCACCTATGCTGTTGTTTTCTATGCTGTAATAGATACTTTTGTCGTCTCTAACTTCTTCGTGTATGTGCATAATAATGTCTTTGAGTATACGAACTTGTGTAGGAATGTCACTGCGATTGTGCCGCCATTCAGCTACTTGTTCAGTGGTGTTTGCTTCAAATACTTCAATTGCAGCAGGGTCGCCTCCGGTACCAAGACTGGGATCAAGTGCAACAACATATATAGAGTCTTTTGACGGTTTTTTAAACCATCTAACTTCACCTGTTTTATAAAGAGGATCCTGCCCTACAAGATCGAACAATTTAGCAGGTGCTATTAACGTTTCGTCGGCGATAATAAATTCACAATCCATTTCTCGACGAAATCGATCTGTTCCAAGTGCTGCTCTTTGTTGCTGTGCCCAAGTTTCATCGCGTTCAGGGTGTTCGTTCCAGTATGCACGATATGCCTTGAACCCGTTTTGTCCTACTTCGGTGGGATTGCCGTATTCGTCTTCGGTACGGTTTGCACCTTTCCATAACAATGCAAATTGGTCTTCGTCACTGTTTGGTGTGCTGGTAATAATAGCTTTACCACCTGTTGCCAGTGTAGGACTAATCGAAGTCCAAAATTCTGTAGCAATAGTTGGTCTCACAAATGCAAATTCGTCTGCATACAACAAGGATATAGACATACCACGTCCGGTGTTTTCTGTTGTTGTTTGACTTACAATACGTGACCCGTTATCAAATTCTAGACTACCTTTATTGTAACTTGTAACACCGGCCCTGATATGATCAGGACAATTTTCATAAGCAAATCGTACACGTTGCATAATTTCTTGTGCGCCTAAATATTTGTGTGCAGCTACCAGTATAGTAGCATCAGGCACAAACATAGCATACCATAACAAATATCCAGCAGCACTGGTACTTTTACCTGTTTGCCTTGGCATCATTGAAATTGAAAATCTATAATTGTGATATGTATCAATCAATCGTTCTTGATATTCCCAAGGATGATACTGCATTCTACCTCGAGTAGGATGCTGTATATAAAAGAAATTATCCATGAAATACCTAGGCCCAGTCACTGGATCAGCACAACGAGCAAACTGTTGTATTTGCTCGTCGGTGTATGTTGTGCTGGTGTGCGGTTGTTTAATTAATGCTATTTCTGATGCTGTTGGCATACCGGACCTACTTTTAAGTTATTTACTTTAATGAATCTGGTACAAGGTTGTTTTTACGATGTCCATTCCAAGTTGGCCACGCTCCTAATAACAATGCCCAATACGCAAGGTAGTTTAGTACAAAAAATCCATTGACTTCGATGTTGATGTCTCGAAAATATTTGTCTGACTCAACTCGAGTTAATTCTCCAATAGTTTCTTTTTTATTTTTCTTGAGTAATGTTCCGTAACGGTAAGCATAATCGTGAACTAGGCCGCCCATGAGAAGAACACCAACCGGACTTAACCAAGATGCAAGAAACTTTGGAACCGATGCTCCGTCAAACTCAAATCCTTTTGGTATAACACAGGCATGGTTGTTGATTTCGAAATGAAAATCTTTGTCAATTGTCCATTTACGAACGCCTATCAACCAAGTCCATACTGCCCACCAAAATCCTCGTCCTTTTGTTGGAATTGATATTGGTTTCATTACAGGCATCTCTTTGTATTTAAAATTAATGCGATTTTGTGTGCGGGTTGGTTTGTCAAACTGATTGACAACCCATGCTAGGATAACAATAATACCAACTACAGTA